GATTCTTGGCATGAACAATGTCTAACATTTCAATAGTAATGAAAGGGTAGTCACGCTCTGTTTCAGCCTCAGGATACCGAAAGAATACTTTAACAGGGCGAGTTGCATTACGGTCATCAGATACTGTAATGCCTGTAAGACGCACTTTAATTGCTTCATCCTCTGCTAAAAGAAACCCTGTTTTGCTCATTTATAAGAACCAAACAATAAACCATAGGTATTATTTGCAACCCTGTTACCAAAATTGTCTTTACCTCTAGCAGCCGCTGTGCGAAGAATTGGGGTTGGTCCAATGTGCTTGTACCCAAATTCTAGGTTTTGAACTTTGTTGATGTCTTCCCCAGACACATCAACAGAATAACGAAGCATTCTTTCTTCTTCATTATATTGAACTTTAATTTTATCTGACAGAGTAGACCAATCACTGTCTGAGGAACTAGCCATATTGCGAGTGATTTCCTGCTCTTCATCAGCAATATCTTTGATTGCTTGACTGATAGCGGCTTTGTAGTCTTTAACAATCATTTCAGCATATTCAATTACTGAAAGAGTTCCCTTTAAAAGAGGGCCAGAACTAGGGGTATTAAGAATGGTGGAGGAACCTAACATAGGTATTTCCTTACATAGTTCTGGGCAATGAGCACCTTGGCGCTCACCAAGGATAATACAAGTTTATCAAATTCCAGGGAGTGTTGTAGGCCATGGGTAATTGTTGACCACATAAGGGTCTGGGCCTGGGTCAAAAGGCATTTCTTGGTTAATGTAAACCTCTAGCCCTTCCACAACTACCAAAATGTCGTCCCTAAGGCGACCACGCACACGGTATGACATTACAGAAAAGTACCTACCGTCATACAAAAACATGTCATTAAGGTGTTCTTTGTACTCAAAAACAGTTTCAATTCCTGCATCTCGGAAGTCTGAAACAGAAGCAACCAAGTTAACAATCTCTACAGGCTGACGACCTTCAGGGATGGCACGCTTGGTATCTTCTGATTCTGTAACCATAAGGACAGGAACGGTGATACCAGGCTTAAAAGACTTGCCTCCTGTACCCCTTACTCCTTCGTCATAGACATCATCGTAGTAAGAACCTGCACTAGCAGCGTTTGCTAGTGGCTTATATTCATACCAAATGATGCTTTCACCAGCATAGGATTGGTAACTGCGGTATTGCTTGCGAATGTTGTTCGCTTCGGCACGTAGGTCCATTAGAAGTAAGCGTTGCTCGTATAACTAGCAGGAGGCTCTGTGTCAATAAATACATCAGACCGCAACGGTTCATCTGCCTCAGTAATAAGAATGCGACCTTCTGAGTCTTCAGCAAAGATGCGTTCCATAGGACCATATTCACCAAGTTCTTTAGCCTTGTAGAGGGGTACAAGGCGGTTAGTGCTACGGGAAACACGGCGAAGGCTGAACTGCTCAATGCGCTCAGGACCAATGTTAAGGTTATTAGCGTGTTTGCGGTATTCAAGTTCCCATTGCTGGCAAAGGCTTTGAAGCATACGGAAACGCTGAGAACCAGGGATGTGAATAGATTCTGAAGTCATTACGTCAATGTCACGAGCAAACTCTGTCATTAAAGCCTGTAGGGCTTCTACAAGGGCACCAATACCTATGACATCCAAGACTGCGGGACTAGCCTGCTCTAATGGCACATCAATGGTAGGTGTGTGGAAATTGATAGAGCGAACACAATAGAATTCAAGGTCAGCAGGTAATAGCCACTCATAGTAATAACCTTCAATAATTATTTTACTATTAGCAGCAGGTGTTGTAGCCAAACGCAAAATACCGTTTCTGGCATCTATTGAGTAGTTAGCAGAAGTAAGTGGCGTAACACTTGCACCAACAACACTTGCAACCCAAATAGTGCTGGTATCAATGTTAGGTTGACCTAATTCAAAGGTACGCCCAATAGCATCAAAGTTAACTTGGAAGAACTTAGGGAAGTCTCGCAGATATGTGCGAGCAAGTTCTACGGTATGTTCAAGCGGTGTCTGTACCATTATTGGTCTCCTGAGCCCTTTCCAGGGATAGTGTCACTAGAAGGTTGGTTCATCTGTGGCTGTTGTTCACGAAAGCGGTGAGCAGTAACAGCACGAACTTTAGTGATATCGGCTAAGGTACCAGTGGGTAATGGTAGGTCACGAGTTGTCATTTATACTTACCAATTTCCAATAGGGCACACTGCATATTTTAGTTTACTTTTAGCAGGCATGTAGCAGCCACATTTGGAACACTGGTGGGTAACCATATAATGGGGGCACCCTTCACATATTGTCATTCTAGAAGTTTGTGTGATGTCGTCAACTTCTGGGGTATCGGGGTTTAACAACGCCATTGGCGTAACTATTCCCGCTTCTTGTTTGGCTAAATTCTTAGCCTTCCATTCCTGCCAGGGGCTCATGATGGTGTAACAAACTCCGTACCGTTCCAGATGTCGCCCACTTGAACGTTGTCAACAAGACGCAATATAGGGTCGGATGCAAGAACCGCTTCCATCATCCCGACATTGTCGCCACCCTGAAAAACGGGAAATGGGTATTTAAGCACGGCTTCACCGTCCACTTCTACAACTAAAAATTTTATTACTACTTCAGACATAGATTCTCCTTAAAAAAAACTAACACGGGTTGCCCCAGGCATCGTAACAAAGACCAGCATCGGTAAGCGTAATGGTATTTGTACCGTTGCAGACCGTAACAGAATAGTAGGCAGTGCCGAAGTCGCAACCACTTGAACAGTTCGGGTTAGGGAACGCATAGTAGGTACCAGGAGGACCTACGTAGGTGTAGTCAATTCCGCCTTGACTGAAGTTGCCAGTCTTGGCAGTAGTGCAGCCACCATCGCAAGTAGGGCTGGCGTAAGGTGCGCTATATGAAACTTTGTCAGGACAGCCATTTGTAGACTTGTTTGGAGTAACTGTCTTATCACGAAGTCTACGAGTACTACAAGAACCATCGTAGTATTCTGCAACTGCTGCTAATGCAGCATCATAGCAGTCGTTATTACAATCCGAAGAAGTGTAAGGGGAACCATAATATACGGTTGACCCACAACCGCTGGTAGGTTTAGGTACTGTAGTAGTTGCTGTACGCAACCTACGAGTATCACAAGAACCATCAAAGTACACGGCAGCAACTGTAGAAGCGTCATAGCAATCATTGCTACCTAGATGGTTTGCTCCGTCATAGCAGAATGGGTCAGCCACAGTAGTTCCATTACGTGTGTATGTTGGGCAACCAGTCTTTGTATACCGAGTAGGTATTTGATATGTAGTGCCCCCACAGGTACCTGAGTACACCGCCGCTAAAGTTTCAGGTGTCCAACCACTGCCATTAGCATCGTGTTCACGACAGTCAAGCCAAGCACGTGTCCATACACCATCTTTTTTGGCTCTTACTTCTTTAGCGTGTAACCATGAACCATTAAGTTTTCCGTAAACAGCGGAACCATCATTACTGGTGTCCCCACCGTACCATTGGTCTCCTGAGCCTTTGTTGGCTTTACCTTTAAAAGCCATGGTTTACACCACGACCCAAATATCGCCATTCTTTCCAACGCTATTACTTGAAGGTGCTGAGGCACTAACAGTTACTAAGGCCACATCCCCTGATGTACCAGCGTTAAGCATGGCTTGAGTTACTTTACTTGCACCGATTGTGGCGGTCAAAGTATAAGCGCCTGTGGCAGAGGCAGCAGAAGTTCCTGTAACGTCCCCAGAGAGCGTTACAGTGCGTCCTGTGGCATTCTGGAAAGCAGTAGCGGTAGTAGCGTTTCCGACAACGCTGCCCGTTAAAATACCCGCTACGTTACCTGTAAGGCTTGCCGTAATTGTGCCAGCAGAGAAGTTACCACTAGCATCACGCAAAACCACATTGTTAGCGGTGTTGGCACTAGAGGTTGCAACGTACTCAGCAAGGTTTTCCCAAGAACCACTGCGCTTAACCCAAAGCATGGATTGACCAGTAGCAACAGCAGATGTGTCTACCCAAAAGTCTCCATTATTGCCATCACTATTTGTAGGAGCGGCAGTCTTTAACCACGTTGTGTTGCTTAATATAAACTTGCGTTTATCTACAATAAGAGCGTTAGTTGCGTAACTAGTGACAGTACCTGAAGGGCGGTACACAGAAGCAAGAAGAACGTCCCCAGCAACAAGTGCGGGGAATACAGGGTTGTCACTACTCTCAGTACCTTTACGGAACTGGGGAATTTGTGGGTTATCTGCGGGGATAACAATAAGGTCAAAGCGTGGGTTAGCCCCACCTTCATCAAGTGTTAGTTGAGTGGCTGTACCCTTTGTGTGGTACACACCATTGACAAGAACTTTGTATGGAGCGATTGCTACGCCCTGCCCAATAACACTTTGTTGGGTTACTACGCCATTAGTGGCATAGTTAGTTGGGTCATAGACGACACCAGCAGTGCCATCACCAAGAACTTGAAAGTCTACGCTATCGGGCTCAGATTGGTCACTAGCACCGTTTGCTAACGCTAGGGTGTAGTTGGGAATGGTAAAGCCCATTAGTTACCTCAGAGAGTGTCGTAGATGTTTCCGTTGGTCTTGAGGTATTCATAAAGGTCTGCTGGAATATGGAAGGTTTTTCCATCTTCAAAGTTAAACTTTTGATTACCCCAATGCATCAGCCATGTGCCTTTAATACGGGCACGGCGAATGTTTGAGTCAGTAGCAGGTTTAGACACGACTGTTTCAGTCTCATCTTCCTCAACTGGTTCTGCAAATATGTTGGTCTTTTTTGTGGTCATTTTGACTCCTAGTTTATGTAACGTAAATTGTTGTGTTAAAGGGGGGCCTTACGACCCCCCTTTGACATTTTAGTAGATTGCAGGCTCCTTATTAGGAGATTGCGCCACCCTTTGTGTTGATAACAACACGAGACTCTGCGGTGATGACACCGAAGCCCCAGATTGCGTACCATGACAAACCATGCTCACGACCGAAGTCAATGACACCACCGTCACGCAGTTCAACTGGCAATGCGATTGCCTGTCCAAATGCGTTGTCACCAATCATGATTGCTGAGTACGAGTCAGCATCTGGGTTTTGGTAACCAGCGGTTGCTGGGTTGAGGTCAACGATACTGGTTCCACCCTTAAGAACTTGTGTGGTCTCAATGAAGACTACGTCATACAGACGACCAATTTCACCGAGCATGAAGTTACCTGGAGCGGCATACTTTGTTACTTCAATGAATTCAGGCCAGTCACGAAGCGCACGGCTCTGTGAAGGG